TTTTCAACAATATTAAATGAACCTCTGTAGATATCGACTGTATTTCCATTTGAATGATTTGTTGCACTAGTCCCAACAAATCCTCTATCAACGTCTACAACATTAAATGTGCCTATTCCTGTTACTGGACCAACACTCGAAGTTCCCAATCCAACATTGTTCACTCTCATATATTCATTATTAACTTTTAGAATATCTGATGGATTAATCGATGATATTCCAGACAGAGTAAATGTGTTTGTTGTCGTTCCAATAGATCCTGATAATGTAGTAGATGCACCGGAGAACGTTATAGGATGTTGTATGGCATCATCAACTACAATTATTGATTTAGTGCTCTTATTCGCCATTTCAAACTGGTGAATATTTCCACCACCAAGATCTGTAAATGTTACCGCATCTCCACTTCTTGTTGTTGATATTTGGAAACTTTCTCTGTTAAAATCTGTTACTACAGCAAACACAGTCGATGGTAAAGTGTCAGTTACTCCACTAGTAGAGTTTGTATAAGTCATTGCTGTGGTAGCAATACCAATTATTGAAGATTTTGGAGTATAAATCAATTCTTCACCATTCTTGAAGAAGTGATTGTTTATATTAAAAGTTCCAGTAGTAGAGGTGAGAGCGTTAGTGTCCTGAGGATCGAATACTTTTACAAAAATTGGAGTTCCATTATGTGTAAGGGCAAAATTAGTTTTGTTAATTCTATCTCCGTTGATGGCATTATAAAATTTGAGGTCGATATCTTCACGTATTTTTCCATATTCAAGAGCAGGTGGCACATTAGAAATATCTAAGTCGGTATAGAATAATTCACTAAGTGCTGATACTGTAATAGTTGATGCAGAATAATCTGAATCAGGTGTGAAAGTGAGGTCTAATGTGGATCCAGAATTATTACCTCCAAATGTGCCTATTCCCATAGCAGTATCAAAAGTAGTAATACCACTTACAGAGAGAAGGGCTGATTGAGTGATATGTACATCAGAAGTGTCCTGAATCATATAAACTTGATGTACGGACTTGATTGTTCCAATTCCTACTTCAACAAGAGATTTTACTGCGTTGAATTTATTTTTGTCTATCGATAAAACTGTTGTTACTCCAACTCCGACTACATTATTCGACTGATAAATGATAGTTCTTTCACTTCCGTCAGGTTGTCTTTCCAACTTGAATCTATATGATCCACCAACACCAGGTGTTGATGTTGTTCCAAATCCCACTACTTTTGCTCTTAATGTGTTTGTATTTTGTGTGTTATTTGTGTAACTCAAAGAAAGAATATCATTTGAGATATCTGATGTAAATGAACCCATAAAATTACCAGAGTATCCACCAGTTTGAATCTCTGAGTCGAAATAATATTCAGAAATGTATGTGTTTTCCCCATCATGAGTTAAGTACAACTCAACAAAATTCATATCATTTGTTGTATTGTCTATAACTTGAACATTTGCATATAAAGAACCAAAGTTGTTAGTATTAACTCCAACTAAAGTTGTTGTAATTCCAGAAGTTGCCGTTTCATTTTTACCAATAATATCAATAAAACCAACAGAAGTAGTTCCAATTCCGACAATCGAATCTTCAAAAATGACTTTATGTATCTTCAAATCATAATCAGTATCATAAGGATCCTCAGGAACAAATCTAAAGTAAGAATCATTAAACTCATCTACAACTAAATCAAAAGATCCTGGATTAATGGTTTGATTTGAAACATTACCCTTACGAAGAATATAATTATCAACCTTATCACTCAATATTACAATCTCTGCAAATTGAACTTTAGTATTATCCAAATTAGAAACACTAATCAAATAACTATCATAAGAATTTGTATTGTCTAATTTTGAAATATTTAAAAATTCGGTAGGAGAATCTTCAAAGTACGAGAATTGACTGCTAATATCGTCTATTGATAATACATTATTTTCTTTTGACTCAAAGAAGTCCGCAAGTTTTTGATTTTTGAAGGCCAAAAACTTGGATGTTCCGCTAATAACATTATAATCTTTTACAAAGTCGAAATTGTAAATAGAATCAACTCTTTCGTCACCTAAGACATTATAAAGATACACACTAGAATCTGTAGATCCAATTCCTGATATATTAACAGTTTTTTTAATTTCAGTATCAGCAAAGTTCTTCATTCCACTTGTATGAAGAACGTTGAATACTGATGACTCTAAAGTTGAATATTTTTTGCTACTTTTTACAGTATATGATAAGTTTTGATAATAATCATTGTCTGGTATAACCTGGAAATCTGAATTTAATTTTCCAAAATCATCATTCCATCCAAAATTTTTCAATACTGAATAATTGATTGAATAATTTGTATCATTTTTGTCTATTGAATGAATAGTTGCAGAAGATCCACTTTCGCTGCCGATAACAACTTGACCTACTGACAATTCATACGTTCCATTAACTTCCAAGAAATATCCATCAAAGTTAAGAACATTTAAATCAATATTATTGTTTTCTAAAGTGAGAATCTCATTTTTTTCAAAAGTTGATTTTTTCTGTGTGATTGTAAATGTTGGATAATCGTCTTCAAGAATTAATACTCCCGATCCATCTTGTATTGTTTTCGCTATTCCAGGATTAGTTGTTATTCCAGAAATATCAATTTTAATTTCATCATATGGTGAAGATATTGTTACTCCTGCAACAGTAAAAAAGTCATATGAATAATCTTCACAATTAAATCCAGATCCAGTTGTACTAAATTTCTGTATTCCTTCAATAAAAACTTTATCGTTTGTTGCAAAGTAGGGAACTCCACTAACAGGTTTTGTTATAAAACAAGTAAATATTCCTGTTGAATCTGACTGAACTTTATGAATTGTAAATCCATTGTTATTATTAACGGTACGAATTTTGACCTCAGTATCAGGGAGACCTTTTGGAGGTGAAATGATATTTACAAATTGAATAGAACTTCCAGAAAGTTCTGCCTCAAGAACTCCAGAATTTATTTTTTTACCAGAATCAGAATCTACAATTACAATATCTGGTGTAGAAATAAATCCATTTCCTCCACTAACAACAGATACCGATTCCAATTCATTTGCATCTTTTACAACGACCAATGGAGAAATATTTGCTTTTGGTTGTAAAGTTGGATCACTAGGATATTCAAATTCATCATTATTTGTTTTTATAGATTTTATTACCCCAATAGTATTTGATTTTGCTACAACATTAGCTCCTTTTCCATTGGCAGAAGTTATGCTACTCAATGTTGGTAATTTTTTATATCCACCACCACTAGAAATTATTTTAAATCCATCAATCGGCCCAGAAGCAGTGGTAGAAGTTGTTGTATATACTACACTATCACACTCAGTAGATGTATATGAGAGTCTTTCTGGGTTTTGATAGAGAACAATATCAAATGTAGTTGTTCCAACTCCAACAACACTGTAAGTATTATTATAATCACTATCAGTTAATAGTATTTCGGAATAATTCTGAACATCTGTATCCGTCGTACTAATAGAACCAGATTTTTCTAAGGTGTAGAATAATTTTTCTGGTAATGAAGAGTCGTATGAAATAGTGAGTGTAGTTCCAACTAAAGAATAATTGAAGGATCCTGTTGATCCGGTAGAATCAAATTCATTCTTAAATTGATTATCAGTATAGATTTTAAAATTATATCCCGAAAGTGACGAATCAGATAAATCAAATACCAAGTCATTATTTCTTATAGAAACTATTCTTGGATTAATTTTAGCAATTGTTTGAGATGATCCACCAGTTCCTGCAATGCTTACAACGGTTGGAGGATTTAATAGAGAATCTTTCTTTGTTTCACATAATTTAATTTGATCATCATCGACTTTGTAAACATAGAAACTTCCTGTCGATAATCCGGAAGCAACTATATCTGCAGAATAGTTGACTTTATCGCCCGTGTTTAAATTGTGATTTGTAAGTGTTAATGTATCTGATGAAGTGTTGATTCCTGTAGAGTTAAATCCGATAGGATTTACTAATATATTAGAACTATTAGAATCTCTTGTGATTTTAACCGATGTAGATGTTCCAATACCAACAGAAAGACTGGGTTGAACATTTAATGAGATAACATCATTTTCAAGTAATCCATGCGCTGTTGATACAGATACTGTAGTTTTTATTCTAGAAACAGTTCCAGTTATCTGTGGATAAATCGACTCAAAAAGATACTTATCATTATCATCCCCATTACTGTGGAAAAATAACTCCGAAGAATTTAATTCTGTTTTTAATCCAACTAAGTCTTTTCCTTTGTTTACAACATACAAAGTTAATGGTAAACTACTTACAGAAATTCCATCGGTTGATATGGAAATATTAGTTCCATTACTTGCATATGAAATTTGTTGATTATTTTTAAATGGGTGATTTTCTATGTAAATTGATTTTGTAGGAATACTTCTAGTAATATTAGATCCGCCAAAATCAAAAGATACTGAAGTGGATAGTCCCACTATTGTACCAATACCTACAGATTCTTGAGGATTGAAATATACTTTATCATTTAACTTAGATTCAAAATACTCTACTTCTTTTGGTATGGTAAATGAATCGGAATTAAAACTTACTGTCGTATTCTGATTGTGCGATACATTAGTCAATCCTCTTTCTACTCTAAGTATACCTTTTTGTTTGAAGGTATTGAGAACCATCAAGGTTTCAGTTCCAATTCCGATGCTGCTTCCAGCGGAAACACTCTCTGGAATATATGATACATATATTTCTGTGGTTCCAATACTAGCAGCACTAGTAATTGAAGATATAAGTGATGTTGATTCTGGAGAAATTGCTACTTTATGAATTCCATTTAGATTAGATAATGTAGATGCAAATCCAGAGATAGAAATGTAATCTCCAGTTTTCAGAGAGTGGTTAGGTAGAATATTTACCTTTACACTATTAACATCATTCCAAGTGAATAATGCTTGAGGATAAGTGAGAGAGGATGTCTCTAATTTGGTAATACTTTTTCCTTTTAGAGATGAAACTATCGCATCAACACCTCCACCCGATATTGATCTATCAAAGTTTAAAGAATCTCCTACCTTGTAATTATCCCCCGCATTTATAACCGAGAAATTATCAACAGATCCAAAAGAAACCGATTCAACAGTAACTTCTTGTTTTTTAATATCATCAATTTCTATGAAATAGTCATAACTAGATCCAATATCAGAAACTTTGTATGGGAAAGTATTTCTGAGAAGTGTTGAAGATTTAAAATCAAATTCTTGATTTAATGACTGATTTTCAGATAAAGTTTCCGAATGATATTCATTGCCAATAAAATATGGAAATGTTGGTGTTCCCGAAGATTCTACTGTCGCATGATAGGCATAGACGCCATTTGGAAACTCTGGTGTTTTTTCAAATCTTCCATTTTTTTGGTCTAATGAACCACTATTAGTATATTGATAATCTTCAATGAAAAATCCCTCAGCAAATCCACTTGGTCTATCTAAAACTTTTGTTATGTCTTTAGAATAACCGGAAGTCAATCTTGTAATAGTTGTTTTATCTTCTGGATCTGAGTATCCAAATGGACCATATATCGGATTTCCATCATAAGCCCATCCAATAATTCCTGAAATCTTAGGATTTACTGAATTTGAAGCACTTTCTCCAAATGAATCCCTTAAAGAGTTAAAATATCCAGATACTGTATATTTTAATTTGTTGTCAGATTCTACTAAAATTTCACTTCCAGAATTTTCATCCCCAAGTTTCAAATTAGCATTAACAGTCAAAGACCTAATGTTTGATTTAAGTGATGCACCTTTTCCAGAAGAAACAACATTAATATATGATGAAGTAGAATATCCAATGCCAGCGTTAATAACTTTTACTTCAGTTATTGCACCATTTGAAATAATTGGTCTAAGTTTTGCTCCAGATCCTTTATTTGTAGGGTCAATAACTACTAAATCTGGAACTGAGTAATATTCAATTCCTCCATATTCGATTGTTGCAGAATTTATAGATCCATTTAAAATATTTGGTGATATATTGGCATACTTACCATTTTTTATTTGTACCGTCGGGATATCTTCATAGTTTAATACTGTAGATCCATATCCAGTTCCTTTATTGTAGAGATATAGTTGATCAATACTTCCCCTAACTACAGGAGTAACTAAAAGATTCTGATAAACTTGTGTATTTGTTGAAAATCCTACTGGATTATATTTTATAGTAACTGAAATATCTGGATATTTGAAATATTGATATCCATTACCAGAAGTTGAGAATTTTACAAAATTTTCTCTATTATAATTTGAGGTTATTGTTCCACCAATCCCAGCATCACATAATCTAAATGAATCATCATCAATTTTCAAGATATAGTATTGATTACTTGTAGAAAGTCCAGATATGGTTGAAGTTTGGAAACTATACTCTACCAGTTCACCACTTTTAAATCCATGGTCATCAAAGTTAATTGTATGATTTGTAGTAGATACTTTGGAAGGAGATACAACTAATTTTCTGTTAGTATACCCCGATCCACCATTTATAATTTCAATGTCCGATACCACATTTTTAGAATTTGCTGTTCTAAATTTATGAGTTCCACTAGTTCCTGTAGAAAATCCTACGGTGTTAATTCCTGCCGCATAGTCTGATACAGATTCAAATATAGAAATTGTGATATTGTTTTGAACTTTAACAAAGTATGAGGAATTATTGATGAGCGTGGAAGAACCAGATCCTACCACTAATTCCGAATTACCATTGGAATTGTATATAATTTCTTCTCCATCTTGGAAATTGTGATCACTTAAAAATATAATCCTATTATTAGAAGTACTTATTCCTCCAGAATTTGTAGTTAATCTTCCATCGAATGATACTTCCCTAAATCTTCTAGTTAATATTGGTTTTATTACTGCACCAGTTCCATTTCCACCAGATATATCAATCGATAAAATTTTATCAATATCATAATTTTGAGAATCTACATAAATTTCTTTAAAACTACCAGAAATAACTGGTTGAACTAGAGCGCCAGATCCATTATCTGAAGATAATTCAATATTGGGTAAATTTATAACATCAAAATCCTCTCCACCACCAAAAACACTAATAGATTCTAATGGACCATAGTAAATTTTATCTTCGGACTTATAATTACTAATCTCAACACCATTGATCAACATTCCAGTTGTTCCAGGTTCTGTTTTTTTGCCTGGACTCTTAATATTTGATTTTAAAGGAAATTTTTTAAATAATTTTTGTGCTCCAATTTGATTAGTTCTGTGTGAATACAGAATAAAGGTGTGTGCAGATATTCCAGAATTTGGAACCGAAAAACTAAGATAATTAGTTCCACCAATAAAAGATCTTGATGTATAAAGACGTATGCTCTTTGGACTAATCACCTCAACATAATAAATTCCCTCCTCCAATCCAACAAGAGGAGACGTTAATGGGGAATAATAAATTTTATCGCCCGTAATAAAAGGAATATTTGTTGTAGAAGAAATTGTGGTATAATCACCAAGAGAATCCTTGTCCTGTAAAGAAGATAATGAGTTTATGGTAAATTTATATGTGCTTTTTGTTATATTATATCGGTAATTATTTGATCCACTTATAGATCCTGATGGTAAAGAATTTGATGCAATATAAGCATAATCATTGCTATCAGTGTATAAATTTTGTATATCCGATGTTAATGTATTATTGCCATTCTCAATTGAGACTCCAGAACTATTTGCAGTATTAATGATTCTTCTTAAATCATATTTTATGGAACTTTGTGTATCTGAAAAAGACCCATCAATACTTACATTATTTGAACTATTAATAGATTGAATATAAGGATTGTCAGAATCACTTTGTATTGCCCTAGTACCACGATCTACCAGTTCAACTCTATCTCCAACTTTTAAACTGGATCGATCAATCTCACTACCTAAAGTATAATTTGAATCTGTAGATACTACTTCATAACTAGACGCCGTATTATAAATCCAAGAGTTTGCAAATATTTCCGTATAATTTTTTGTTGCAGGATTTTTTATAAGATTTCCAAGATTTTTTACTTTTATTAAATCACCTTCAGATGCTTTTATAGAATTTGATTTTACTAAATCTGATAATACCCCAACAAATCTCAATTCAACCCTTTTAGTTGTATCACCATTTTCATATCCATAATAAATGTCATTGTTTCTTACTATTTCATTTTTTGATATTGCCTCAGTTATTCCAGAACAACCAAAAAATTGATTTATACTTTTACTTGTATATTCTATTGTATTATTTCCAGAATATAAAGTTCCACTCTGAGGAAATCCTATTGTAGAATCTACAGTAATTATAGATGATTCTGATGGCGATGATAACGTAGTTTTTGTGCTTGGTGTAATTACAAAATTTCCCTCTACAGCAGAAAAATCATTATAACCTACAAAAAGTGTTAGTTTGAAATATGTTTTGCCATTTCTCGTAAATGGTTCTATAGAAGATATAGAAGCACTAGTAGTTTCATCTGTTACCTTTTTTATGGTTTGTCCAACCAAATTAGAAGTGGTAATTCCAGATATTCCTTCTGCAATGACAACTTCTCTGTTAAGGTATTCTGAGTGTGATGGTTTTAATAAAAATTGTTCTAGATTTACAACGGATGGTGTTTCATTATAAAGGGCATTGAACAATATTCTAAACGACTCGTTTGTTCCTTTAGTTTGATAAAAAGATTTTAATTCTTTTAAAAACGTTCCTACGTCTAAACTAGAAGTAAAATTAGTATCTTGTAATTCATGTGCAATAGTAAATTTTAATTTATTGTAAAATTCTTTTAAAAACAAAGAACTAAGATTTTTTACTTTAGATCCTGAAGTATGAGATTCACTCTTAGTTTCTGTAAATATTAATTCTTCTTGATTTAAATCTTGGTGATATCCAGTTATACCAGAAAAACCTCTGATACATCCCGTAAAGGAATTTGCAGTGATGTCGGTATATGTAATTATTTCATCATCAATTTGGAAAAGACCATAATGTGGTGGAAACCCCTTTGTAGATTCTACCTGAATAGTATTTTCTGTAGATGAAATATTAGCAGAAAGAGTCGTCTCTCCAACAATTACTTCGGGAGTTAGGTTATCTAACTTGAGATATTGGTCTAAATTTTCTGCAATATCAATTGGACCACCTTGATATTCTTGTGATATGTAATATTGTTTTAAAAACTCAGATGCATTTGGATTTTCATCCAATATAAAACTCGGAAGTTGACTCTCAACAATTTGTTGAACCTTAACTCTAGATTCAAATCCAGTCTGTATCATATTAGTTTCTTGTTAGTTTCCCGTTTGAATAACTTGATGTATAATATTCTCTTATAAAGAGATTTCCAGTTATTTCATCGCCAGAAGCGATTACGTCCCTTAGCATATTTATTTGACTTTTTGAAATATCAAATACCAAATACAAGTCCTTTAATCCAATAACATCATTAGATTCCGGAACAGCCTGCACTTCAATTACACCATTAGGTTTTGATGTTGAAATAATATTTACTGTTTTTAATATAATCTCACCTTTAATATAATCCACTGTTCCAGCATCTTTAATGACAACAACACGATTTCCATTAGAATCAATTTTAAAAATTGAAATCGTGCCCTTTGTTGAGGTAATATCAGTTGGTCTGGAAAGAAATACGTTACTAGCTTCTGCTGCGTTTGTTACGTTAATTTGACCAGCAGTAATATTTGGGGTATCTGCAAGATACACATCGGAAGATTCTCCAGAAATTTTAAATGCTGTTGATTTAATATTTCTACCTTTTGGATCAACATGGAATCTGTTACCAAAGCAAAGTTCATATTGAGCAAACGTATTTAGAGATGCCTTTAAGTCTCTTCTGATTCTTACTTTAGTAATGTTGGATGTAATTGATTTATCTGTATTGTCAATAGTTTGGAGAACTTTACTATATTTAAATCTTCCACCAAATTTATTCAAATCTGTAGAAGTAGAATATTTTGTAAGAGTATTGATTACGTTAGTCTTCAGGTTATCTGAACTTGAGACCTGAGAACTGTTATAATAGACTGCCGAATCTATTTCTACATAAAGTATTTTCAAGTCAATAATCTTTTGATTAATTCCAGACATTGAATATTTTTTTAAATCACTTAAAATTCTTGACTTATCAAAATCTGATACAAAAGTTCCATTTTTTGGTTTTATACTTAAAATAACATTCCCGTATTCTGGTGGATCAAGCTCTTCACCACCAATAACAGAAACAGATTCTGTATTTGGATATATTTGTTTAACAATTGCCTCATAATCTCTAGAAGTTACCGCTCTATTTTGTGCAGAATAACTTCTTGGAGAATAATATTTGATCGAATCTATGGTTTCTATATCTCCACCATTTGATGAGGATTGATCAGTCGTTATTGTAATAGTTCCCGTATTGATAGGATCTTCATTAGATTTTTCAATTCTTCCTGAGAAGGTGAATGATCTTGCACCGTTTCCATCCTTCCCATCAGTAATAATGTAATTTGCAGTTATAATCGTACCATCATTACCATCACCTAATTTTTTACCAAATATCCCATCACCAAAAATAAGTTCATATTTTTCATCTTGAACTTCCTGGATCAAATAGATTCTAGAATTAGAATCTATATTTAATATATTGTTTGCTAAATTATATTCAATTCCTGTTGTTTCATTTGTTTTACTTACATAAACTTTGAGGGTGTTTGTGTCGATAAATGAATTGTTGAGAATAAATCTCTGGTCCAATGATCCATCATAGACAAACGATTTTGTCAAAAATGTTCCTTGAAAAACTTCAATATTACTAAATGTTGCTGTTCCATCAATAACGTTCGCTGTTATATTCTCAGGAATTGAAAAAGTATAAGTGGTGTCATTTGTCTCTCCAACACACACTAAACCTTTTTTTAGGGTAGCAGTCAAACTATCGGTTATACCGCCGACAGAGAAGGATATAGATGCCTTTGAAGCAGTTCTAGAGCGAGGAACATATCCAATATTTCTTGCTAGTGATACTACGTTTTCACGAAGAGTTGCAGAATCTAAAAAAGACTCATTCACAATCATATTACTGTTGAATGCAGTAATATAGGTGTTATATGCCAGTGTATCAATTAAGACAGAGAAATTTGATCCCTCAAAATCAAAGTCACTAAATGTTGAATTAGCGCGAAGATAATCTTTGATTGAAGTCTTTATCTGATCAAAATCTAGATTCGTGAATTTTGTAAAGGGCATCTTATCTTGCTGCCTCTAATAGGAACGTATACTCTTGTGTTGGAAACTCTTGCCCAATGATATCAAAAATAACAGTCACATTAAATGTATTTTCATCTGGTTGAGGGTCTACTTCAACAACTACATTATCAACCCTTGGTTCAAAGTTTTCTATTGCAACTAAAATCTGACTTTGAATAACCGATGCAGTACCAAAATCCACAAATTCAAATAAACTATCTCTCACATCAGATCCCAATAATGAATTAAAAAATCTTTCTGTGGGGATAGTTTCAACAATATTTCTTACGGATCTACGAATCGCATTCTCATTTTTTAACACTTGGAGATCCTTTGTTACAGGATGAGGAACAAAGGATAAACTGATGTCTTTAAATGATCTGGATATCCTTTGTTCTGCCATTGGTATAGAGTTTTCTTGATTTTATTTATATTTACTCATGCCACCTTTCAACAAAATCATCAAATCCATGAGATCCACCACATGGACGCTCTAAACGATCGTCTGGAATTGGGTAGAGTTCTTCATTCTGAGCAATTTTTTTCTGTTTTGATGCTTTTCTAAGATATTTCTCACTTTCTACTTCTGTAATAAGGGTCATTCCCTGTTCTATGAACAGTTCTCCCTTGTCAACCTGGTGATGATTTCCCATTTTAGCTCCTGTTTT